GTCGAGTTGTTCAAGGTTGCATTCGAGACTGGCGAAATCGACACTAACGAGGATCTTCCAAGCGTGAACCTTAAGGGTAAGGCGCTGGTTGACTCCGCGGGCAAGACGATCGAAGTCACGGTCCGCTCTGGGACTAACTTCCAGACGGCGTAAGTTGTAGTATTGGGACAGAGGGGCGAGGCATGCGCTTCGCCCCTCTCGACCGTAGAAGGAGGTTCACATGGGTTCGTTCAAGACACTTGCACAGCGACGCACGCAGGACACGGCGGTCCTCACAGTTGATCATCGCCCAGAAGGGGTGAAGCCAGAAGACTGGCTACAGGAAAACGAAACGATTACATACTGGAAGCGGTTGCCACACGGCGCCATCCAGGACATTGTTGCCGCCGCGTCTAAGGTCTCTACCGAGTCTGGTGACATTCAGGGTTGGGACGCAAAGCGCGCGCTTCAGGCGCGGCTTGAGGTCGGCATTGTTGACTGGACCATTAAGGATGGCGACGGCATCCCCGTTGAGTGGCGCTCCACGCGCGCGCGTGAGTTGCTCGATGGAATCCCGTACGCAGTCTTTAATTCCCTGCAGGGTGTTATTGGAAGCGGCGAAGAAAAGGTTAGCGTTGAGGAAGTCGAAGTCGAAACGGGGGAAGCCCAGCCCGAATCCTAAGGCGTTGGATGGATGGCAACGGCGTGGCGCCACGCTGGATGCCAGAAGTCCTGTTAGCCGAGGCGTTCGGGTGGACCTACGACGAGATCCGCGAGGCGCCAGACTGGTTCGTACAGCGCTGCTTGCTGTACATTAACGAGAAGAATCGGCGGTCTAACAGGGAGAAGTAATGGCTGAAAGCGTTGTCGGGCTAGTTCTTAAGGCGCAAAATCAAGCGTCCCCAGAACTCCTTAAGGTTACCCAGCAAATCTCTGCCCTTGGTAGGAACGCCCTAACCACTACCGATTCGACCAAGCAATTTGCTGGAAACCTTGGCGCCTTGGGCGGCATGGCAATGGGCGCGTTCCGTTCGCTACAGTCCGTCCAAATTGCCGTATATAGCCTGACCGCTGGATTCCAGCAGGCGCAACATGACGCTATTAACCTCAACGAAGCAATGGGGCGCAGCCGCCGTCTATTCGGCGACGCCTCCGCCGACGTCGAGAAATTTGCCTCAGTTTCAGCCGAGTCGTTTGGTATCGCCAGCGGCGACGCGCTGAAGTATGCCGCAACGTTCGGCAACATTCTCATTGGCTTGCGAGTTGCGCCAAGCCAGGCTGCCGATATGTCCAAGGCGCTCGTCGCGCTTTCCGCAGACCTCCGCGTCTTTAATCAGGACATCTCCCAGGAGGAGTTGCTCAATCGCATTAAGTCTGCCCTAACGGGAAACAACAAGAGCCTCCGCGAGTTTGGCGTCACCCTAAGCGAGGCGTCAGTCAGGGCTAAGGCGATGGAGATGGGTCTCATCATGAATGAGAAACAAATGACGTCTTCAATTCGCGCCCAGGCTCGGTACGCCTTGATTGTCGAGCAGACGTCCGTAGTCCAAGGAGCGTTTGCCGAAGGCGGAAATAGCATTGTTGTTTCGCAGGCAAAGATGCAAGCAAAACTGCAAGAAGCGTCTACGCAGTTGGGCGTTGCGCTGATGCCAATTCTTCGCAAGGTCCAGGAAGTCATGCTCATGCTTGCGCAGGCTGGTCGTGCCGTTGCTCAGGTAGTCAGCGAGCATATCAATGTCGCCTTTGGAATCCTGGCAATTATTTTGACGCGAGTTGCTCTTGGCATTCGAATTAACAACATTGCTGTCAAAGAGTTGATGATTTCTAAGATTGCCGCCGCCCGCGCAACCGTCGCCATGACCGCAGCGCAATCCGCATCGCACGTGCCAACGATGATTGCAACGCTGTTGACCAAGGGTCTTGCGGCGGCAGTTCGCAGTTTGTGGGCAGCGATTGGTCCAGTCGGCTGGGCGATTCTTGCCGTTACGGTTGCAATGGAGGCGCTTGGCGTTGCTGGCGCGGACTTCCAAGACAACATGGGTCAAGCAGAACTGGCGACTGCAGACTTTGGGCAAGGAGTTCTCAGCACTGCTGACGTCATTGAAGAGGGCGCTGTCGACATGGCGCGTGCCGCAGAAAACTTCTTTGGCGGAGTAGCGTCTGCCGCTGGGATCAATTTGGACATGGCAACAACCAACGTCAAGAACGGAGTTCGCGGTCTGATTGAAGGGTTCCGCGGCAACCGTGGCGATATTCGCAGCGCGGTTGACCAGTTGAAGGCAGATATCAAGGACGCCATGGACCCAAAGAAGGAAATTGCGCAACTTGAGAAGGAGATGAATTCTGATCTCTTGAAGAAGGCGCTAAAGAGCAACGACCCAATTGTTCGCGCGCAGGCTGAGTACACCAAGAAGATCATGGAGCAGCGCATCGCAATCCTTAAGGACCCGAGCATCATGAACGAAGCGCTTGCCACTGGTCAGACAATCGACCAGGTTCTAGAGGCGCGCGCTGCAAAGGCTGCTGAGGACGCCAAGGATGAGACACAGCGCCAGCAAGAGGCAGAGATGAAAACCGCGCTGCAGACAGCATTTAACCGTGGCGAGAAGGACGGGCAGTCGTACGTTGCTGGCTGGCACAACGGAACAGCCGTTGTTGGAACCGTAGATACGCTTGAGCGGTTGACTGACCCAGAGGCAAAGCGCGCAGAGATCGCCAAGTACGGAAGGGTCCTAAGCGATGCCGAGCGCACTTCCATGAATAACATCGTAAACACCGCGGGTGCAGGCGCGGGAGGAACTGGGTACGCAGCCGCTGCCGCCGCAGAGTGGGCAAAGGACCCAAAAATGCAGCAGATTATTGCAGCCAACAATCAAATTACTGGCGCCCAGGCAGCAAATCTTCAATTTGCATTAAACGGAGGGTGGAACGGTGGCGCTGGTGCTGGCGGGACAACCACCGTCACCATCAATCAAACTTTTGCGCCAGGATCAGTTGCCAATAAGGATTACATCAACCTTGTTGGGAATCAGGTCATCAAATCTCTTAACACTTCTGGAGTTCGCACTAAGACTGGCGGTCAAATTCCGCCAATTGCTCAGTAGCCTATGGCATACGCGTATCGCGTCAAAGTAGGGGCTGATACATCGTCGCTAACCGACATTACGTCGTACATCGACCTAGAGTCGTTTAGCCTGTCCAGCAATTTTGACGATCGTCTGCCGCGTTGCGAGTTCGGCATGATTGACGACTGGAAAGCCACAGGCGGCACCGCCCCAGTCACGCTACGGCTATGGTGGGTAGTCCAGGTTGAGCGATCGGCTATTGGTGACTGGTCGGACACAGACGTCCGCTTTATTGGCGTTATTACTGGTATTGACCGAGCGCAAGTCGGAAGCGGCAACCTAGTTGCAGTCACCGCAAGCGGCTGGAAGATTGTTCTGACTACGGACATCCTTACGGGAGATTCCTACAAGTGGGGAACGGTTGGGTCTCAGTCGTATTTCCACACATCGGAAGAGTCCAACGTCACGTACACCATTCTTAGCAATGACAACAGCGCCCCGACGGACAAAATTCCAAAAATGTTCTACGACCTTGATACCGCCCACACCTGGAAGATGGATGCTAACAATCCGACAATTACAACAAATAAATTGTTTGATCTTCGCGGTAAGAGCGTCGCAGAAGCAATGGACGAAATTTGTGATGCCCTTGAGTTGAATTGGACTATCAATTGGGACGGATCTGGCAATAAGACCGTTATTGTGCAGAAGAACGCTTACAGCGGTCAGAAGATTACCAACCCAGAATTTGAAAACACCACTGGCGGATGGACGTATACCTCATCAGCGCGAACGGCTGGTGCAGGGCGAAGCGCCGCGGCAACAGACTATGGCTGGCTGTCGACAAGCGCTGCTGGTCTATGCACGCAAACTGTTGGCGCAACCGCGGGAGTTCGCTACCTGCTATTGGCAAACCTTGGCGCAAAGCGCGGTTCGTCAGGAAACACGTCTGTAACGCTCAACATGAATTGGAAAAATAGTGGTGGGACAACAATTAGCACGACTACCACGTCGTATACCAGTACGTCGACGTCATTGACGTGGGCGTACAAGGAACTTATTGCGACCGCGCCAGTTGGTACCACCCAGGTACAGATTGAGTTGGACGCTGGAGGCACGTTTACGGGTGGCGGTCAAGTTAACGCTGACAACATCTACATGATTGAGCAGACCGCTCCATTTGGAATTTCTTGGACCCCAGACGACAGTTCGACATATGCGCCACAAGAGTGGTCGGAGCCAGTTCAGGCAGAGCAGCCGATTAACAAGGTCTACATCTATGGGGACACAACTGCTGCGCGCGGTTGGTATTCAAACTACGCGTCCTATGCGTATTTTAACCGCTGGTTTGAAGGGTACGAGTCAGATACCGAGATCAAGACCCAGTCGCAGGCTGAAGAGCGATCTAGGAAGATCTTCAGCGAGCATGCGTTCCCGCGCGTGGAAGGCTCGTACACGATCCACCAGCACGGGCTAGTTGCTGGGCAAAACCAAATTATTGAGAACGCAATCACGCAACAAAACGCTGTGTTCACGATTGTTGGAATTGAAGAGCGACCGATTGGAAGCGGGAAGGTCGAGTACAAAGTTTCGTATGGCGCCCACCCGCGCAATCGGTATACCCAAATTATTACCGCCATGAGCGGCGTAACGCCAACATCTAACCCGACTTCCTCGGCGCCAAAAAACTCCCCAGCCGTCAGCGCTCCAATGATGACGAAATCAGTTGGCTGGGCTACCGTTGCCGCCGCATCAGTTGCCGCGACGTCTGGGGTAAGCGACTTCCCAAACGTAGAAACCCTGGCGCCGCAGAACCGTCAGCCCCTTGTCGTGCAGCGCACATCGGGGCAAACAGACGCAAACGCTCTGGCTGCCGCAACGCTGCCGTACGAGGAGTTGCCCGCTGGACGCATGACGCTAGTAGTCCCAGAGACTGGCGTGACCACGCAGCCAGCGCTATATCGGGTCAATTCGGCGGGATCAGCGTGGGAGGCGGTTACGCCCGCGGACCTACGGGCGACCGCAATCGCCAATGGCACCCTCAGCCAGGGCATGATTGTCGCCGAATCGATCGTTGCAGGGACTATTGACGCCAGCGTTATTACCGTTGACAACATCAATGCGGGGAATATTAAGAGCGGAACGCTGACCGCGACAGCAGCAAATGGAGTTGCAATTAATGCTGGCAGTGGCAAGTTCACCGTCGATTCCTCTGGCAACGTCCTTGCAAATTCGATCACGCTTGGGGCTACCGCCACCGTAAGCAACTCGGCAGGCAACGAAGTAACGGGTTCAATCTATTCGCGCCCTGGAGATAACGTCACAAGTGCGCAGTTCCGCCTTGTTGCGGATGCCTCGAACAACCTGACCAAGTCAGTCACTGGAATTACGTCATCTGGCGCTGCTGCAAACGCTAACTGCACTATTAATGCAACGGCGCATCCGTTCTCTGCTGGTCAGTTCATTTGGTTTACTGGTGCAACTGGCTCAGGTGCCGCAGTGCTAAACGCCATTACCGAAAGTTTGCCAGCGCAGATTATTTCTACAACTACTAACGCGTTTGTCATCAACTATTACCTTGCGATCGGCGCGATTACTGGAGGAACCGCTACCGCAGGGAAGCGCTTGTCTGTTGTCGCGCCTTCTGGAACGTTTATTTATCAGAGTGATAGCAAACCTGGAGCGCTTGCAACTGGAAGTATTGCCCTTGGTTCGAGCCTTACAAAACTTGGTAAAGGTAGTACGGCAACGCTTGCCGACGGAGAAATTGGTTTTCTCACGTCTGCTGGTGGAACAAATCAGCCGCGATACGTAGGCGGAGCAAATCTTTACTCCCCAGACGGCACGTCAACCGTTGCAACCAGTGGCGACTTCCAACTTGGAGCAAGTTCAAGTTCGACGGCGGGCGCAATCGTATTCAAAAATGGTGCTGGTGGATCAGTTCGACCGTTTAGCGCTACGGCAGGAAATACTTCGTTGGCAATTAAAAACAGCGACGGTAGCGCCTACACCGCATTAGTTGCCTCTGGTTTTTATCCAGGAGGGCAAGGAACGGCAAACCTAAACCACGACGGCACGCAATTTACGCTAAACGATACGGTGTCCGTGACTGGCAACCTGACCACAAGCGGCACTTTGAATTCGAGCAATTTGCCGTCCTATGTTCGTTCGGCGGTATCCACTGCGAGTACCACTAGCATTGCCGCACAAGGATTTCAAGACCATACCGTCACGTACACCTCAACTGGATCAACGCCAACTGTTGTTATTGCCACGGTGTATCATTCCGCCAGCACCAGCGCCAACCTGGTGGCGACTGTCTGGTCTAGGACTGCATCGTCAGCAACTATCCGCATTTATAATGCAGGCACTGCGGCGACCACTTCGTCGCGACAAGCCATGGTAATGGTGGGGATTGGATAAAAGATGGCGACAGACTTTGTGGAATTGGCAATTTACGCGCCCGACGGCGTAGTCGAGTCTATTGTCGGGCTTCCGCTTGAAGCACTAGATGGATATTCAACAGGCAACGAGATGCTTTTTGAAGTGCTGGACTCACGCGATCAATGCCCTATTGACTTGCTAACGGATGGCAAGATTGTTCGTCGAGTTGGAGTAAAGCAGTATGAAATTCAGGACACTAAGAATGACTGACCAGGAATTGCTCGAAGGACTACAGTACCTGCTTGGAGTTCAGCATTGGCGGATCAAGATTGCCAGTGACAGGCGCCCAGACGTCTACGCCGAGATCGAGGTCGACGAGAATGAGCGATCGGCAACATTCTTTTACGGCGAAAACTGGGATGAAACTCGGCGTGCGGAGTTGATCCTGCATGAGTTGGTCCATGTCTTGCTTGCTGACCTGACGTGGGCGTATGAGAACCTGGCGTCAGAGTCCATTGACAGCAGTAAACAGCGTAAAATCGCTGATGCGGCGTTTGACCACGAAATTGAGCGCGTATGCGACACGCTGGCGCGGGCAATTGCACACACCCACCCCACACTATCTAAAGATTCGGTTAAAATCCCGCTATGGCTCCGCGATCCACATCAAACCTAACGCCCGAAGAACTCCACCGAATGCTGGAGCGTCTCGACGCGCGCCTTGACGGGATCGAAAAGGACCTCTCCGCTCTGCGCATTGAGTACGAGCGCGTGCGTGGCGTAGCCTGGGCGCTGCGGTGGATTGTTGGCATCCTGGGTCTCGCTGGTATGGGTACGCTGCTGAATTGGCTGTCTACCCAGGGGAAGTAACGTGCAGTTCAAGATTAAATCGCAGTTAGACCACATCGAGAAGGGCGGGGTCCTAGACGATTGCGGTCCTGCGACGGTCTCGGCACTGATTGCCTGGGCGAGCAACTATGAGTTCGACCCATCAGCCGCAGACGGGATTAAGGCGAAGTTTGCCGTCACCAAGCAGAAGGACGTCGACGGCAAGGCAGATAACGGCAGCACCCTAGCGCAATTGATTCAGACGGCGCGGCATATGGGCGCTCAGGCACGCTACGCCAAGTCTTGGGACGACGTCGTAGCGTCCGCCAAGGCTGGCGCAGCCATCGGCGTATGGGTTGAGCAACCCTCCCACTACCCAAATATTGAGATCTCCGCCTGGCACGAGAAGTGGAAACGATGGTGGTGGGTCAAGCAAAAGCAACCCAACCGCACCTACGGTCATATGACAGGGGCTTCGTGGTGCCAGGACCACGGCTGGCAGTGGGGGTGCCCGACCCGCAGTGGCAAGGGCAAGGAGGCATATGCCGTCCTGGTCACGGAGGCGCAGTTGCGTCAAATCGCCGACAGCAAGCGCGCATCAGGCAAGCACAAGGCACCTGAGTTCAAGCATTGCATCATTGTGACGTGGAAGACCGCGGCTAAGGCTGCCCCCGCCCCCGCGCCCGCGCCCGTACCTGTGCGCGCGCCTGCGCCCGTACCCGCGCCCGCGCGCGGGGCAAAGGTCGCCCCAAAGCCAACAGCAAAAAAAATCAGCCAGGTCGAGGCTGCCGCTCGTCAGGTAGACTGGGCGTCAGTGGGTGCGCGCGCGTTCGATGCGGCGATCGGCGCACTATCGGCTACATCCGCACAAAGGGGAATCATGTCAAAGATCATTGCGGCGCTTAAGCACATTGCCAAGACTACACAGGTCGATGAGTTGCTAACGGACGGAATCCGCACGTTCGCAACCGTGACCCTATCCACCGCGCTCGCACTAGGCGTGCCGCTGCTCGAGGTGGACGGTCCAAACTGGAAACTGGCGATCAGCGCTGGCTTGAGTTCGGCTGCCGTCATCATTATCAAGGCGCTGGACCCAAAGTTTACGGGCTACGGAGTCACAGGTAAGGATAAGTAATTGTGTCAAAGAACCTCTACGACCTGGAGATTAAGCAAGGCGAGACGCTGTCGGTAGTCGCAACCTGGCGCGATTCCAATAACGCGCTGGTCAATTTGACTGGATACACTGCCCGCGCCCAGGGTCGATCGTCTTACGACGCGGCTGCGACGCTCTTTAGCCTGACGTCATCGGCTGGAATTACCCTTGGCGGTGCCGCGGGAACAATTACCATCAGCATGTCTGCGACCGTCACAGCCGCACTTGCCGCACCAGCGCAAGGGGTTTGGGACCTTGAACTTGTCTCTGGTAGCGGGGTTGTGACTCGATTGCTTGAGGGAGACTTGCGCATCTTGCCAGAGGCGACGCGGTGACGGTCACAGTAAGCCAATCAGTTCAAACGGTTTCGGTCGTAAGCGCTGAGTCCACCGTAACGGTCCAGCCCACGACGCATTTCGTTACTGTCACATCGCCTGGACCACAAGGTGCCACTGGCGCCACTGGAGCAACTGGTGCGGAAGGACCGCAGGGTATTCAGGGCGCTACTGGCGCAACGGGCGCAACGGGCGCAACGGGCGCAACGGGCGCGACTGGCGCAACAGGCGCCGCAGGATCGTCTGGCGTCGTCACCGTCAACGCGCCACTCACCAATGCTGGTACGAGCAGCGCCGCCAATCTCAGCGTCAGTTCAGCATCGACTTCAGCCTCTGGCGTAGTGCAGTTGAGCGATTCGGTCAGCACTACGAGCAGCGTGCTTGCCGCTACGCCAACAGCCGTCAAGACAACCTATGACTTGGCAAACGCTGCGTATCCTAAAACCGCAATAGACAACTTCAACTTTGGGACGACTAGCGCGGTCGGAATCTTGCCGCTATGGGCATGCACAGCAGTCTCTGGAAATCCAAGTGGTACAGCAACCTATATCAAGATTGTTCCGACTAGGGACATTACAGTGAGCAACATCTCAATGTATTCATCAACTACAGTGTCAGCCACTGTGACGCTTGTCCGATTCGGAATCTATACGCGCAGCAGCAATACAATGACGCTTGTAGCGCGCACGGCATCCGACGCAACAATCTTTACCTCAAATTCTACAAAGTACACACGAGCATTAGACACTACTGGTGGGTATCCTGCGACTTACTCAATGACCGCTGGAGCGGAATACTGGATCGGCTACATCATTGTTGCAACAACAGTTGGCACACAACTTGGGTCACCAATGTCTACTTCTCAGAACACTTGGGTCAGGACCACAAATTCACAGTCTGACTTGCCAACAAGCGCAACTGGCTCTGTCACTACAAATCCGCCGAGATACGCGGAGGTTTCCTGATGCAAGTAATCACTGAACCAGCCTACCTAGACGAGCAGACTGGTATGCTTGTTGAGATTGTCCGCAATGCAGAGACTGGCGAGATCATTGGCAAGAACGAGCGTATGCCTGAGGAGGTCAACGACCCACAAGGTTGAACGGCGTCGATTGACGGCGTTCATGTGCTATGGTTGGGCAAGCGCTAATGCGCTGGTCTCCAACCAATAGCAGGAGGTCATCATGGCGTTTGCCGATGAGTTGGCGGCTGCAGTGGAAAAGCACCGCCCTCGCAATAAGTGCTGCTACGAAGTAGCGCGGGAATCGTTGAGCAAAACCGATTTCACCGACTTTGTGTCGGCGATTGAGAACCCAACGATTACCGCAGCCGCAATCTCTACAGCCCTGAAGAAGGCGTATGGGGTCAGCATCCAGGGGCAATCAATCGCCCGCCATCGTAGGGGGGATTGCCAATGCAGCCGCTAGAAGAACTTGCCCTATTGCAATCGCAGATGGATGAGTTGAAGGCAGCCCATTCACGTGCGCTCAAAGCGCTATCGAAGCGCGACACCGACCGCGCTGAATTGGTTGAGGCGGTATACCGCGCAGCCAAGGATGCGTCGCTCGGTCTTGCAATCAAGCCAGTGGCTGCTCCAGCAAAGCAGCCAAAGTCTCGCCGCAATGCAGAAGAGGTAGCAGTTCCCCTGCTGTCTGATCTGCAGTTGGCGAAGGTCACTCCGACGTATAACTCGGACATCTGCGAAGAACGTGTCGAGAAGTACGCCGACAAGATCATTGCGCTGACCAACATCCAGCGGAGCGATCACCCAGTGCGCAAGGCACACGTGACCGTTCTCGGCGACGTGGTCGAAGGGACGATGATCTTTCCTGGTCAATCGTTCCTCGTGGATGGCGGCTTGTATGAGCAGGTCACCGTCAACGGTCCACGCATCCTCGTGAATTTCTTCCGCCGTCTGCTCTCTGAGTTCGACGAGGTAGAGGCAACGATGGTGATTGGCAACCATGGTCGCATTGGCGGTCGCGCTTCAAAGGATGGCGACCCGCAAGACAATGCCGATCGCATGCTGTACCGCATTGTTCAGCAGATCTTTGAATCGATGGGCGAGAAGCGTATCAAGTTCAACATCCCTGATGCCAAGGGCGATCGCGCTTGGTACGCAGTTGCCAACGTCGGCAAGTGGCGTGCGCTTTGCATGCACGGCGATCAGTTCCGCGGTGGCGGAACGATTGGCACGCTGCCGTTCTATTCGGTCTTCAAAAAGACGTCGGGATGGGCGAGTGGTGGTCTGGACGAAAACTTTGACGCGGTCCTTGCTGGTCACTGGCATCAGGGTGCGTTGCTGCCAATCAATAAGCGCAACGTGTACATCAATGGTTCGACCGAGTCGACCAATCCGTACGCTACCGAGATGCTGAGTGCGCAGCAGAGTCCAAGCCAGTGGTTGCTCTTTGTGCATCCAGAAGATGGCATTGTGACGGCGCAGTACCAGGTCTGGCTTGACAATCGCGGGGGTCGCCCCTAGCACACTCTGCACACAATTGTAAAGTGTGATATACTCTTACCGAAGGGGAGAAGAGGACCCCTTCGGTAGGAGGTAACAATGGCTAAGGAAACTAAGGGTCAGGGGTTCTGGAACCTCTGCCCAATCGTCGATCGACACGGCTACCTGGTAGTCGTCAAGACCGACAACGGCGGGCTGCTCGCAGTCTGCCCAAAGTGCTGGGTCGGCGATAAGTCGACCCTCGACACCTGGCTTGCGAGGGCTGGTCGATGACGACCATCCTCGGCTACAACCAGCGCCCCGTCCGCGTCGAGTACGCGGGCGGGCGCAAGCCTGAAAAGCGACTAGAGGCTTTCATGTCGAAGGTCCTTCAGTCAGAGCCAAATGCAATCCGTGAGATCTGGGTCCGACGCAATGAAACGCGCGGCGGCAACGCGGGCTGGACTGGCACGAGGATCGAGATCTCCAACCGCAAGGTCTTTCTTCACGAGGTCGCCCATACAATCCAGAAGCGCGACTACTGCAGTTGCTCGAGTCGGGGTCGATGCAGCCACTCGCATAACCTGGACTTCCACCGACAGGCGTTCAGGCTCTATGCAACCTGGCTCTCGTCGAGTGAGGCAGCAAGCGCTCGAAGCGATGAGTACGGGTACCACACTCGCAACGCTGGCAAGGCTGCAAAAGAATTCCGCAAGGGTGCTGAGTTCAAGCGCTGGCTGGCGGTGCAGCGCAAAGTCAACCAAGAGGTGCGCGAAGAGAAGGCGGCAATCGATCCTCGGCTGGTCGAGCATGCAGCCAAGGTCAACATGGAGGCTGCCATGTACGCCATTCAAAGCGTTCAAGCCTACGGCTACCCGAGCAAGAAGATCCGCTGGGTGACCCCAGAGGACTTCTACATCCAGGAGTCTGGCGAGATCGGTAGGTGGTACGGACCACGCCGCCCGTCCCCCCGCGTCTACCCCAACGGAGAGGTCCGCATGGGTAAGCGGGTTTGGCTGACGGTGGGGGTTGACACCGCCCAGTAGATCGGAGATGATCGCAGTCGATCGACGTTGATCCAGCACGAAGAGGTTGGGCTGTCGATGGGGATGGCAGAAAGTAAGCCTGCCCCATCCGAAGACGGGGCAGGCGCCCCGCGTGGGTGGATACGAGGCTTGTCGAGTATGCCAGAAGGAGGAACCGTGCAGAGTTCACAACTAAAGCCGCGGGTAACGGCACTGGATGATGCGGCGATCCGCACCGTGACTTCAACGAAGACGCGGGAATTTGATTTCCGAACCGCACAGCGTCGAGAGGATGACGCCTTCCGCCAGGGCATGACCATTGGCATGATCCTGGCAAGCCTTGCAGCCTTCGCTGCGTACGTCGTCACTGGAGTCATTCGTTAGTGGCAGGCGAGTTCAAGTCCCTGGGGTCGACAGGCGAGCGTTGTTTTGACGCCAGCCATCGGTCCTATTCGGGCGATCGGCTCTGGGACGAGTGCCAGTACAAGTGGGATTGGATGCAGCGCAATCGCGCTGGGCTGAAACTGAACGAAGCCATGGCGGTCGGAAAGATTGTCGACGGTCTCGCAACGCGCATCGTTGAAGGTGCAACGTTGTCGGACGACGATATTCGAGCCGCAGCGCGGGCTGAGTTCAGCCATGCAGACCTGTCCGACGTCCCTGGTGATCGATACCTGGAGTCCGTCGACAAGTCGATTGCAATGACCAGGCTGTTCGAGCGCGAGGTCTTGCCTCAATTGGGCAAGGTTACGGGTACGCAGATGATGCTGCACTGGGACTATGAAGGCGTTACGTATCACGCGCACCTGGATCTCGTCTGCGAAGACGGCACAATCTCCGACCTCAAGACGACGTCTCGACGTCTCGAAGAGCGCCGCGCTGATCGTGATTTCCAGTTGTCGTACTACGCATGGGGCATCCAGCAGGTGTTTGGATTCATTCCAACCGTCCGTCTCGACGCTTTGGTAGGCGCTAATCCGCCTGCCGACGTCAAGCGCTGGAAGCCTGACGCCACTAATCCCTGGCATGACGTCCAGGTCTCACATCGCTCCGAACAGTCCATCGAGCAATTTGCACGCGAGGTTCACAAGCGTGAGCGCGCTCGACGGATGGCTACGGAGTTCGAATTGTTTGCGACGAACGGATTTACGTCGCAGTTTGCCTGCAATGGATGCAGGGCTAAGAGCGTCTGCCCCGCTTGGGCAGGGATCGAGTAGGAGGGAATATGCAGGGTGCAAATCCTTTTAAGCGCACCGAGGCGGTGCAGCCAAAGGTGAAGTTGCTCTTGTTTGGCGCCGCAGGCGTTGGCAAGACGTACTTCAGCCTTGGCGCCCCAGGGAAAGTCGCCGTCATTGACACCGAGGGTGGCACGGCGTTTTACTCTGGTCGCGCGGGTCTGTCTGAGTTCGACGTCTTGTCAACGAAGACATATCGGGACGTCCGCGAAGCAATCCAGTTTATTGCCAATGGCAATCACGGCTATTCAACGCTCGTGATTGACCCAGTGACAGTCATCTGGGAGACGCTCCAGGACGCCGCACAGATTCGCCGAGCAGCGCTCAACGCAAAGCGTGGACGTGGATCGACGAACCCTGACGAGGCGGATCTCGAGATGCTTGACTGGGCGCAGATCAAACGTGCCTGGAAGTCGACGCTAACGGCGCTCATTAATCTCCCTGTCCACGTCATCTGCGTGGCGCGTGAGAAGGAAGACGTCGAGAAGCGCGGCGAGCAGTTGGTCAAGGTCGGCTACAAGGCTGATGCTGAGAAGGCGACGGGGTATTTCTTCGACGCCATTTTGCGGCTGACGTCTGACGGCGCGACCAGGAAGGCTGTAGTGATCAAGGACCGCACGGGAGCGCATGCTCTTGGGGCTGAGATCGCTGCTCCAACCTTCGCTACGGTGTTCGGGAAGGTGCTGGATTCCAAGGCGACGGGAGTTCGCGTGACCCCTGATGAGGAGACAGCAGCGGCAGTTGACGCTCTTGTCGACGCAGGGGACCTGGCATCGAAGGTCGTCGATGCGCTCATTGCGAGCGGGATTGATCCTGACGCAGTGCTGGAGAAGAAGGGTTGGGAGAATTTTGACAACCTGACCGACAAGGATGCCGACGCGATCATTGCGTGGGCATCAAAGAAGTAGGAGGCGCTATGAATTTCTGTCAGATCACGCTCATTGGACACGTCGGACGCGACGCGGTCCAGAAGGAGTACAACGGCAAGACGGTGACGTCGTTCAGCCTCGCAGTGTCACGCAACCGCAAGGGCGCTGACGGCGAGTGGACCTCGAAGACGACCTGGTATGAGGTCTCTGCGTTTGGTCCGATCGGCGACACGCTGGTCACGCAGGCAACCAAGGGCGAGAACATGCTCGTTATTGGTCGTCTCGAGGCTCGTGAGTACACCAAGAAGGACGGTTCGGCTGGCGTCTCACTCGACGTGACTGTCGACAAGGCGATGCCGCTCGAGCGCAAGAAGACTGGTGAGTCCACCCCGACGACGTCGGGAGCGGACCTCGAGTCCCTTCCGTTCTAAGCATGACGCGCAAGGATTCGATCCTGCGCATCCTCCGCGAGCGTCGTGGTGAATGGGTCGACGGTGCTGAGTTCATCGGCGTCGAGACTGGTGGCATTCGCTACGGCGCTCGCATCGAGGAATTGCGCCAGGAGGGACATAAGATCGAATCCCAGCGGTCGCCTAATCCTCGCAAGGCGGTATGGCAATACCGCCTTGTCGAGGACAGCGGCACCTGGTACTGCACCTCGTGCATGTCGACGATGCCAGCATCGGAATTTAAGGGCGTCTCAACGATCGCCGAAGGGTTCCAGATGATGGGCTGTTCGAAGTGCAAGAGCAAAAGGGTATGGAGGAAGAAAGCATGACGACCTGGATTAGGTTCGAGATCGGCGCAATCCGTAGCCGCAAGATCGCCCTGCTCCCGTCCGACAGCGCGCGCTGGGCATGGTGGGCGACGGTTGCAGCGGCAAAGGAGCAGCGTCCGAGCGGTCAGTTCGCAAATGAGCAGCACCTGCAGGCGTGCGTAACGCCGACAGTGGCGTCTGAGTTCATTACGCTCCTAAGCGCTGGGTTGCTGGAGGTCGCACCAGACCTATGCGACCGCTGCACCATGTCGTTCAACGTTCCAGACGGCACGATCGTTGTGCATGACTGGCACTCATACCAGTTGGACCCGACGGGGACCGAGCGCAGTCGACGCGCGCGGGAAAAGGCAACGGTCAAAACTGGGGGGTATGCAGATACTCGACCATTCAAGATCGAGGCTCCTGAGGCTCCTGGCACCCCTGTTCAAAAAGCGTCGGACGATAAATCGCCGTATGGCGTCGCAATTCAGTGGATTGAACATAAGACGCAACGCGAATGGTTTGTGTCGTCACCTAACTCGGCGCTATGGCGTGCGCTTCGTGACATTGTCGACACCCACGGCGTTGAGAAGGTTGTCGCAACGTTCCAGTCATTGAGTGAGCAGCACGTCTCACTCGTGCGCGCCGAGCAGTTCGTCTATGGAGCGCAGCGCGTTCTAGAGCCGATCCCATCGGTACGAGCCGCAAAAAATCTTGCAGCCAATAGCCTGGAGGGTCACGCGCATGACGTCTACGACAAACTCGGCTGAGTTGCGTGCCGTCATGGAGAGGACGGGAGTCTCACATCGGCACATCGATGCCCGTCTCGACGGGTACAAGCCAGGCACTGAGTCGCAGGTGAAGGCGCATGAGTACGTCACTGGCTGGGCTAATTCGGATTCTGGCAATGGTTGGGTGCTGTTTGGCAAGCCTGGAGTAGGCAAAACACACCTGGCTGTTGCTGGAATTGCGGGTCGACTGCAGCGGCGCCTTGAGATGCTCGACCCAGAGAAGCCCTGGGATCGACCAGCCGCCACCCATGCCTGCATCGTCAACGTGGCGAAGTTGCTGGATGACTTGCGGCATGGGTTTAAGACGGGCGATCGAGCGTTCGAGGATGCGTTCCGACACGTACGTGACGCTTGCCCGCTGCTGCTGCTCGACGATTTAGGGCGCGAGAAGGTCACCGACTGGGCAGGCGAGCGCATCTACGTGCTCTTCGAGTCTCGCTATTCCAATATGCTGACCACGCTGGTGACGTCAAACGCGACACCGCGCGCGCTGTCTGAGTTCGGCTACGGTGCCGTCGTCTCTCGACTTGCCGAGATGGGCGACTTCATTGAGGTGCAGGGAGATG